GACCTCGGTGAGTCGAAAGGTGTCACGGTGAACATCTACAAGAATGGAAAGATTCGGTTTTCGGGTGGTTTCGTGGGCACGAACATCGCGAACCAGCCGGAGCTCATCAGGCGTCACGTCGTTAACTCGTACACGGAACGTCAACCCTTCTTCTATAATCCGTTCACATACAATAATCTCAGTGGTCAATTTAAAATCAACGGCATCTTCAACAACTTAGCCACGATCGCTCAGCGTGCGAGGATGTATGGCATCAATGATGCTTCCTATGAGCCCGAACTATCACCGTTCATGTACGTGTACACGGACGATGCCAAGTTTATACTCACAAAGTCTGGGAACGTTCAAATCACCGGGGCGAAGAACCCCGCTGACATGCTCAAAGCGTATGGGATCGGTAAGACCATGATCGAAGCGATACACCGTGACGGCCAAGTTACCGTGACTGGTCAATTCGACGAGGGTGTCAAGGCTCGCACGAAGCCTCGAGCCAGGGCCAAAGCGACGCCGCAACCCAAAAGAACGTACGCGAAGAGAACCCTCGACGCTAAATCGTGTTTACGCATGAAAAAACCCGAACTCGTGAATCTCGCCCGTAAGATGGGTGTCGTAAACTTCCGCGTTCGAGGTGAGAATGGGTTCCGAGCTGCGAAGAAGGAGGAGATTTGTAAAAAGTTGTTAAACAAGGTTGGTAACAAGACGAACACTACCTTCCGCGTCGGTAAGAAGATTTGCAGACAGATGAAGAAGGACGATCTACTCAAGACTGCCGCGATCATGAAGATCGATGTCAACGCGAAGGATACGAAGGATACCATCTGCAAAAAGCTCGAGACGGCACAGAAAATTTTGGCTAACGCCAAGGCGTCGCCGAAGCCGGAGCCGAAGCCTGTTCCACCCGTGAAGAAAGGTTTCGACGAAAATTCGATCCGTAAAGATATCTCGAAACTGTACGGTAAGCGGTGGATACAACAATATAAGAACGTCATGCCGTCTATCAACAATGACGTTCGTGAGATGAAAGCTCGCCTGAATAAGATGCCGGGTAAACCACTCAAGAGGAATATCAATCAGGTGAAGAAGCAACTCGTCGAGAAGTGGAAAAACCAGCGTAAACGCGACCTCGATAAGAAGTTGATTCTTAAATCCCTGAACGTGAATGGTATCCCGCGTAACATGGTGAACGCGTACAAGGCTGGAGCCCTGAACTATATCATGACACACAAGCCGACGAAGGCGAAACTCGCGAGGTACAAGAAGACGTGGGTAAACAACAAAAAGAACACCAAGAATGCGAAACCCGTGCCTATCGTCAAGGCGAAGCGTGAACGTATGATTTAAAGTTGTGGATAGATGTATACGTAAAATGTCGGTTCGGGAAGCGGTTCTTGGACGCCTACACGTCGGAAAAATTAAATATGGACACGGTGTTCGTGTCATGGACGACACGGTCACGTGGGGAACGAAAAAGAACTCGTGGCTCGAGATGGCATCTGAAGAACTCTTGGATGCGATCATCTACGTGATTGCGGATTATCTCCGAGCCGAGGAGAAGATACACGATGAGGATGCGAGGGACGATAACAATCTCATCATGCACATTTTCGATAACATACACACGGTGTCGAGTGAAAAACACCGCGTGTTACTGGAAGGTCTGGTCAACATGACACGAATTTGTTTATGACCCGACTCGGATCGGCAACCTGTTTGAGGTGAAACGTGTGGTACGAAAAGTCGTACCCGACGAACGCGTCTTTGATTTGTTGGGACATACTCACCGCCTCACCTATCCTGGGAATACCCGTGCACACCGAAACTTTTTCGAGTTCGAGTAAATAATCTTCCATGATGACGAAACGTCTCAGGTTTTCGTCAGACATGCCCTGTTCCTTCATCTGTTTATACACGGCCGCGGATGCACCGTCGGACATGTGAAAATTCTTGGACCCCGGTACCTGTTCCGTCGGGGAATTAAAGAAGGCGTATACGAGAATGGCTCCTATGACGAGTGGAATCATTTAGTATATTAAGTTTGAACATTATTATAATCTCCGGTATCAAAAGAAGAATATGTTGAACGTGCCACTGAAGAAATTTCCGTTGCAGAAGTCATCCATGCAGAACCGCCAGTTCCAACTATTGGAGTAGGAGAATTGTCTGCAGCGACTCCAATACCTCTCGCACCAGATGAGCTACATCCCGATCGTTCCCCATTTTCACCATCTCCTGAACCAAATGCTGGTTTGTGTCCGCCCCCACTACCAAGAGAATCACCGTTCTTTATTGGATTTGAACCATCACCACCTCTGCCATTTATACCGCCATCACCACCATCACCACCATCATAACCATCACCACCACGGAATCCAGTGAATGTACGGGTTTCGCATGCAGTTGTTACCGTGATCGTTTGAGCATCCCCAGCCGGAAAGCCGGACTCGCCAGATACTCCCGACGGATTCGCAGGGGCTGGACTTGTATTTTGCCCAAATCCTCTCGCCACAAACGACCCATTCACATCATAGTACCCACCTGCACCCCCTCGTCGCCCAACTTGACCATCCCCACCCGCACCACCCGCACCACCCGCACCACCGTTCGAGCCTTTGATACCCCAGGGAGTAATTGTACCATTACATTCTAAAGATCCATATTTATCTTGCGCTTTTGCCCCACCTTGACCACCTCCACCCCCGCCACCACCGTTACCACCATTCCCACCACCGCCGCCGCTACCGCCTGCGTATATACCCTTATTTTCATCTCCGGACGTGTATAAAACCACAGAGTCGATATTACAATCACCCCATTTTATCCCATTCCCACCCGCACCACCTGCACCCCCTTGTCCTCCAACCTGACCATTACCCCCCGCACCACCGTTAACAATGGAACAACCAGAAAGTGTACTTGCAGCACCTCGACCACGGGCACCACCTGCACCACCTGCACCACCTGCACCACCTGCACCACCCGCACCGGGTCCTCCACATATCAGACCAAAATTTGTGAAAATTAATCGCACGTTCGACATATCAGTAGCACCGGTCATATCAATCGCGTGACCACCGTTCGTGCCGGGATTTGTTAAGTTTTTGGACCCTACAATATTTCCCGTATTAACAAATCGAACGACAACTTTACGAGTACTCCTTGGAATAGAATCATTTCTCAAATCTGTTCCATTGGTGATAGAATTCTTCAGTAGTGCCGGGTTGCTTTGTGTGTTGCCCTCATGATGAATTATATATTCCTTAGCTGCACCACCGAAGGATCTCATATGTAAATCTTCACCCGACGATGCAATCCGAAAGGCTTGATTACCTCCATATATATCATTAAGAGTATTAGCAATTCGTATAACCATCGTCTTATAGGTTGGACTATTCTCGTCGTCTTTATAATACTGACTCAATCTTTTACCAGATTCTCCTGTTTGATCATACATACTACGTATATGGCTAAATCTAAGTGTTTCACCAGCATAGATTGGATTTGGTAAATACCAATTATCCGTTACTGACCATGTCATGAATCCTTCTATGATTAGATCACAAAATATTCACGGCAACGTCGTCCCACGTACGAACACTTATGTTCGTCTCTTCACACCACGGGTAAACATCTTCACCCACGAAATGAATGGCGTTGATTCCGCTGTTGATACATTCCGTACAAATCCCGATATTGTCGTCGATGATCGTGTCGAGGGCGAGTGACCGACAGATATCCGCCTTCTTGACCTCGAGGGGTGTGAAGCTGTTGGTGAGGACGAGGTCGTCGAAGATTCCTGGGAAATACTTTTCGAGCCACCACTCTGTCGTATCTCTGACAATATCCTGACGACCTGTCACGACATACATTTTATCTGCATCCTGGCGAAGTTTAGTCAATGTGGCACGAGCCCCGGGGATGGGTCTGAGATTCTTGAATGCCTGACTACTATAAAACGCCCGTACCATCTTTTGAGATTCCGGTTCGGAAATCGAAAAGATGTCACGGTACAGATAGGGATATTTTTCTTTACGGGGTAAATGAACGCCACGCCATTGAGCCATAGGAAACAAAAAGGGAACGAGTACTTCGTCGATGTCAACAGCGATCCTGTTCATTTAATATATGCGGGGGTTTTTCATCCATCACTCGTAATCTCTAACTGCCACACCCACTGGAAATCGGGGTACGCCGAGGGCTGTCAAATTTTGAAATCGGACCGTGAGCCGTTTTCCGATATACCCGTCTCTCTCCTTTAGAAATTTCTTCCGTGTCTCGAGTGTTCCCTCGGGTTTGGCGGAAAAGTGTTGATCACCCACTTTACATACCCATATGGCTGTCCCCTTTTCGCGTCCTGTACCTTCTTTTACGTCGACGATTTCATATTCCTCCGTCTGGAAATCTTTGTACTTGAGAAGATAGTTACTTCGCTTTCCAATCTCGTACACACTGGTACGATCACGAATCATCGTTCCTTCGAAGCCCTGACTCATGAACATATCGTGATACCCTTTCATATCATCATGTTTCTTCACCTCGAACGTTTCGACAATTTCGTAATGAGGATTTTTAATTCCTCGTAGGTGAATCATGCGTTCGCGGAACGGGAGATCCGGCTTCTTGGTATCGAAATAATCAAACACGTGGAACTTTAGTTTCAGTGGTTCGGTCTTGAATGCACTTGTGAGTTCTTCGAATGACATCGTGGCATCGTACGCCTCCCCGTCGAGATACTCACCCTCCACGAGTCCTTCACCAAGTATTTCAGTCCCAGGTATGATCTTACCTGTTCGCGAGATACCACCATCCTTTGATACCAAGAGACGAACACCGTCCAGTTTGGGTTGGACATAAAAAGGTTCGGAAATGTACTTCCGGCGATCCTCCCATTTATTGGCCAGCATCGGGAGAATCTGGGTACACTTGGTCTTCTCGTTGGCCCACATGGTCTGTGCCCGTTTGAGAGCCTTCTCGTACCCCGTCTTGACGAGTGTTCTCGATTCGATACACTTTTCACTTCCGACGACACCCGTCACTTTGACGATATCCGCCGTACCATTTCCATGGTCCTCCACGCGAATATCCGTGAATCGTTCGCGTCCGTGTTTATCTTCTTTAATAAGGCGTTCCATCCTAGGAATATTTAAATTCTCAACTTTAAATAGATGACCGATTTACCAGTAATCAATCGCGGTAGGATGGAACGACTTAAGTTGCCAGAAGAAGAGGGACTGAGTATGAATACTGTGTGTATCGTACTCATATGTCTAGTAATTTTGGGTCTATACAAGCGTTACGTTGACATTAGCCAGTCGCGTGAACGATTTTATACTTTAGGCACTTCGCCGACGTGAGGTAGATATCCTTCTTCATCAATTTTTTAAATTTCTTTTCGGGAATTTTCGTCTTTTTCATGTAAATATCTTTGATAGCCTTCATGAACTTTGTACACGATTTCATCTCATCCTTGAGTTCTTCGTAGTTTCCCCAAAACTCACCCGTCGAGAGTTGGTGAATGAGAATATGAGCGTTGACACCCATCCGTCGCTCGGATCCACCCAGCAACATGAACGTCGCCGCACTACAACACGACCCCTGTGCGATGGTCATGACCTTGACTCTCGACTTTTCGATGATGTTCATGGCCGCGATTCCTGAGAAGAGATCGCCTCCTTCGCTCATGATGTGCACTCTGATAGCTGGTGTGTACCCGAACAGGTCGGCAGCTCGTTTGAGTACATCAATCTCGAGCTTTTTAAAGTTTTCGGTAAACTCGAGGATACTCTCCTGTGTGATCTCACCGTAAAAGAAAATCTCGTTGCCGATCGTCTTCACAGTCGTCTGGGTCTCTTCGGCGTCTTCTTTCGATTGCATGTTTGAGTCCTTTTTTTACATTTGTCACGTCTTTCTGTTTTAACTTCGTTGTCGATGCGAGGTGATTCATCACGTCGAAATCCTGGGGTGTCAGATCGTATTCCAAGAGGCGGTCGTACCGTCCGAGTTCAGCGTATCGCTTGAGCAGACACATCTCCTCGACACCGAGGCGATTCTGAGACTTTCTTCGTATCTCGTTATATTTTTTGAAACGCATCTTGAAGTTTCCAAACTTTGTCCAGGCACTTCCGGTTCGAACCTTCTCGGGATCGAGTGTGTTTCCCATGTATGCCTTGGGTGTTCGTATACCACTGTGGACATAATAGGGAAGAAGAGCCCAATGACCGTTGTACACCTTCGTGTCCAATGTGTCGGCTTCGGACAGACTACTCGCGATCCGGACGATGTCAGCACCTTTCGAGTCTGGGTAGTTTTCCTGCAGCGTGTCACAGATGTGTCCGTGTTCAGGGAGTGTGTCTAACCACGGAAACGGCTCCGGGGTGCACAGAATGTCCCTCACATACTCCTTCGAGGTTTTGAACGTGTCGATGTGGTCGTATTTTTCCATGTAGTGAAGAAAGTTTCGCACAGACCCTTTCGCCTTGGACGCAGCTTCTTCGGATCCGGGTCCGGAGTTGATGGTCAGGAGTTGTTCGTGTGTGAGAGGTGGTATGAACACAGTCACGAAATTGGGTAACATGTACGCAGAGATGGAAGTCACGATGGTCGAACGCCCGTTGATGGTTCCGTGCTCCACCACGTGATCGATCAAATTTTTGTACAGAAGAGGCTCGGCATCGTAGTCTTCGATCACGACGGGAACACACGTCTCTTTGAGATACTCGACAGTCGTCTTGGCCTGGATCTCTATACAAGGGAGTGTGTCGATGACGTTTCGAAGAAGGTGCGTCTTTCCCACACCAGTCGGTCCACACACGAAGATGTTTTTATGTTCGGACAGGAGACGTGTCACGCGTTCGAGGGCTTCGACGTGTATCGTGCCATTCGAGGTGTTCTTTTTTTGTGGTACAATTTTAATGAAGCGATCCATGGACGAACTTACTAATCAGGCCATAGATTTGGTGCTCGAGAATGACGCACTTCATAAACGTGTCGTCGAACCTTTAAAAAGGAGAATATTCCCGTACGCCATGTGTGCTGTCATCTTCCACCTCATACTACTCATTCTCGTGGTTCACCTCGTTCGACGTCTATCGATCCTTCACGACTCGCTTCGCGTGAACTGAGTATTTTACCGACATTCTCGAACGGGGTATCGTCCGTGATGGCGGTCAGTACGTTAATCGGACGTACGTCGAGTATCTCGGGTTTCACGAAATCAGTCTCTTCGTCCGGGTACGTCGACTCGAACTCTCGAATTATTCGAATGGGAACCGCTGGCGATTGTTCGATCAGTCGGTCATACTCCGCCTTACACTCCTCGACAAATTTGAGACCATCCTTCTTACGCTCCCCCCTGGGGAGGGCGAG